AGAACTCCAAACCATTCTCCAGTGCCTATCCATTGGCGATCGGAAATGAAAGGAATATCCATAACTATCTCATTCTGAGTTCTAATATCAACAATCCATCTGTTAACGTAAGCAGAGTTGCCAGTTAAACCAATAGAACTAGTTGGAAAGAATGAAAAAGCAATACGACCTGAGTGAAATTTGGTTTTAACAAACTTGACTTTGATTCTGATCCCTCCTCTTGCATAAGAATGCATTAATGAAAGCAAAGAGAGAGGTTGCAACATATCATTGCCGGACTGTTGGACTCCATAGTAGTATCCTATATTAGTGGAGTCCCACCATCCAGCATCTCTACCTGTCGCCCAATCTGTCGTCTTAAACCAAGCTGGACGCATTGCAATTGAAACATATGACATTTCATCATACTTAGTAGCAGCCAACCCTGGCATTGAAGCTACTCCGGTGGATCCCATCATACCTAGTGGACATGCATCACTATCTCCATCTACGGTAGAATGGTTGGGGTTTGTTCTAATTTGAACTTTTAAATTGGAATCACCTTGGGTGGGTTTACTATAACCATGTAATTTGGCAACATTTGAAGCTGAATTTAAAATCCACGAAGCTGTATACAATGGTTTTGTGATGATTCCAGGGGTAAAAAGTGACAAAAAGTCACCAGTATATTTTGAAATTGTGCCAAGGGTTCCAGTAACTTTAGAAATTACCTTAGACTCTTTCAAGTAGGTGTTAGCATTATTTAATGTGTTAGCGAGTTCATCCCATTCAGTTACACCTGATTCGGGAGATGCAGCTCCGTAAAGCTCAACATCCGTCATAGATGCAAATATAGTATAACTGGCCAATACAGAACCCGAAGGTGATACTAACGGTTCATAAGGATACAACGCCAGAATTCCGAGATCCGACAAGTGCGTGCTAGAAAAGGCTTCAGTAAGATTCCAATAATTTCTAACCGACACAAAAGGAACAGTTAATTCTGCCATTGTATCATTATTTAAATCAATTTCT